CGGCATCGGAGAATGCGGCGTGAGGCTGAACTTCACGTGGGCGTGTTAACGATGCAGCCGTTGTTGAGGGCCATAGCACTGGCCAGTCACAACGGAGCCGAGAGGGAGTTGAAGACCGGCATGCACAGCGCGTCCGTGGGCAGCAACGTGAACGGGAAAGTGACACCATGACGAGGTGGCACAATTTTTCTGGTCGCCAAGCAGCCCAGCGTGAGGTGTCTGTGATTGCTAGTCGTGCTATTGCGGTGCGCGAACATGCTCGATGGGTTGCTGCTGAGCGTGTTCGAGCCCGAAGTCTTCGGCTCACTGGGGCGACTGAGCAGGAGGCCGAATCTCACAATAGGCAGATGCATGCTCTTAACGGAAATACGGAGCCTGTGGGGAAGAAAAATTTTGTCCGGCGTTCTGTGATGCGTCATGATGGCGAGACTGGGGCGCAAGTCCCTGACCGCATGAAGATGAAGCGCAAGGGCCCGGGCGGAAGATCCTTGAAGGCTGCGCACGACATGGTTCAGGCTTTGACTGACCAGGTCCAGGCTGAGCAGGGCGCACAGGATGCCCAACGTGAGAGGGAGAAAGAGGCCCGACGCATTGAAGCGGAAGCACGGGCGACGGCGGAGGTAGAAGCTGAGCGCGTAGCGGCGCAGGCAGAGCAATTGGCCATAGAGAAGCAGGTTACTGACAGGTCTGTATCAGTGGCTCTCGGACGACAACGAGTGTCTATGGATGAGTCTTGGAGGCGGTTTGTTTGCACCCTCCCGGCCGAAAACTCTGTTGCAGATTGGGTTGTTACTGATATACCCGAGAAGCTTCCTTTTACCTTCACGTCCCGTGAGTATTTGCGGGTGGAATTCAGTGAGGTCATTGCTTGGACGGCTGACGGGCGGTTGCCTGTGGTGCAGCGCAACTATACGTTGGATGGGGAGGTTACTTACTGGCTTGTGTTCTTGTGCGAGCAATTTCAGAGTGGGTGCTTTCCTTTTTACTGCGAGGAGTCGCGGAAGAAGTTTGAGGTGCGCATTGCATTTAATTCGCTGCGTCAGCTTTTGGATGGTCGCTATTTTGGGCCGTCTTATAAGCAGAACTATGATGCTGTGAAGTCTTTTATGTCACATGAGCACAATCTGTTCGTTTCCGCGTCGTCGCTTGTGGATCCGGCTAAACATGACTATGTCTTAGCAGCTCTTGGCTCACTGAGTTATCAGTTTTCACCCGTATCGTGGATGGACCTTCTTACATCCACGGTATGTCGGGAGTGGTACCGCGATCTGTACACAATCTACCATGTGGATAGACCTGCAGCCGCTGGGGTGTACCCGTTGGGATGGGTTAACTCCTGTGGCGAGGTCTTTCCTGGGTGGTCACTTGGAAAGTCGCC